GTGTTACAAATACGTTTTCTGGCGGTTTAACTAAAGGCATAGGTTCTTTTGGCTTCTGTTTTGTCTTCACACTTTTTTGCACACCTACAGATTCACCCTCCGCATAATCAGAGACGAACTTAAAAGTATAATTTTTATCCGCTTCTAAACCATCAACCTTATAGGAATTTTTATTTTTATCAACAGTAGCAACTAAACTACCCTCTTTATAAATTTTCACACCAGTAAATCCAACCATAGTAGGATTATTCCATGTAAAATTAACATCATTCACATCTTCAACAGCATTTAAATTAGAAATATCCTCTAACTTAGTTAAATCAGCTTTAGCAAGTAAACTCATGCCTAAAATAGCATTTTCAATCCCACTAACATTGTATCCAGAAGTATAATCAAACTTTACATACCTAACTTTTTTAAAATTAATATCCTTTTTATATTCCACACCACTAGAAAGCTTTAAAAAATCAGAACCAATTTTATTTTTATTAGAATCAAAAAAAGTAAAGACTGCTTCCGGTTTATAATTCCTAACATTATTACCATCAGAAGGAGTTATCCTAAATTGAGTTACTTCAGCTTCAACACCTAAATCAAAATAAACAGATGGCGTTCGATTATTACCAATATCATAGTTAAAAAACATAGGATTATTTGCTATAAATTGTTTACCTTTAAATGAAAATACTTGGTCAAAAGCTAAACTTGTATATCCTTTTTTACCTTGTAAAATCGAAACTTCTTTAACTTCAGCGCTAGCAAAACTAGGTAAAGCAAAACAAATCAACATTACTAATGACAATAAAAATCCGCATTTTTTTATTTTCAACAAAACCACCTCTAGCATTGTTGTTCCATATTCAGAAACAACGACTTTGTACTTTTGAAATACAATTGCATACTCTCAATCTTTTTCTTTTCCTCTTGATCTAGAGGATACTTTTCATTTATCTCATTTATAAAATCTGAAAAAGAATCATTTAATTGTTGCAAGGCTTGGAATTCCTTCTTTAGTCTTCGCTTAGAAACTGACTTCATGTTCTCACCTCCTCGAAAGAACACATCAATCCCCAAACCCCTTATCCAAGGGGCTTCCCTCGGCGGTAGCCAGCCCAAAACGTACTGCGTTTTGAGGACTGCAAGAGGGTCTTGGGATAGATGCTCTGTCAACTCCTTAATGCTCCTTACAGTCCGCTTACCGTTGACAGATACCATATGTATCCGTCTACTTTTAGATAGCTGACAACGTTAACCAGAACCGTCTGGAGCGTCTGGGTGTCGTTTATAATTACCGTGCGTTGTATCTTCTCCGCCTGTATTTGGTTTTGGTGGATTCCCTCCGTCTCCGTTCGGCTTCGGTGGTTTTCCTCCGTCCGTATTCGGTTTTGGCGGTTTTCCTGTATCTATGTTTGGTTTTGGTGGTTCTCCACCATTTGGTTTCGGTTTAGGGAATCCTCCGTCTCCGTCTGGTTTTGGCTTTGGGAATCCCCCAGTATCTTCTTTTGGTTTTGGTGGTTTAAAACTGTCTTCCTTCGGTTTTGGAATATCTGTAATCGGCTTATCATCTGGTGGTTTTGGTATTGGTTTTTCGCTTGGTTCTGGCTCTTTGGGTTTATTTTTGCTCCATTCACTTTCTTTGGTTTCACCAGGCTTCGGCAATTCTTTTGGAACATCTGGCAACGCCCCAATAGGGTCTTTTATATTAAACGCTCCCGTATCATCATTCTCGACCTTAATTTCTTCCGCACCGTCCTTTATATCGTCTGCGGTGAATCCAGATTCCTTTAACTTCTCATTCTCTGGAAAATCTGGCTCATACTTATCAAGTCCTTTTTTGTCCGTTTCTGGCGGTAATGGTGGCGGTGATGGTGGGTCTGGCGCTTCTCCAAACACATCTTTTAAATCCTTTTTCAATTGTGGACTTATCTTGTCAACGAACGTATCAGCAACTTTGTCCCAATCTGGTGGTGGTGGAATTTTATCCCCCACTTTATCGACTTTCCCACCGATTTCATTGAGCTTATTCATCAACTCTTTCATCCAGTCTTTGTTATCACCGTTGTTTCCATCTGGTTTTTTATCTTCTTCTTTCGGCTCTTCGATTTCTCCACTCCCATGTGGCTTATCTGGTAATTTTTCATTTGTACAAATCCCATCATTTTTGCCATCATAGTCTCTGAAATCCTCAGGGTTTACCATTTCAGGTGGTAGCTCATAGTATTCAGCCATCTTCCCCGAATATTGAGTAACACCACGACCCTCACCGTTACTTTCAAATCCTCGAACCTTAAAACGCACATACCCTTTTACCTTGCCATTTACGAAAATATAAAAGGCATACGTACCATTACGATCTACATTAATATCAAATTCATTTTTTTCTTGCTCCGGTCTTACCCATTTCGTTAGACCGAAATTAAAAGAACAATCATTTACAAGCATCAATTCGCTTAATTGGAACGTTACAACGTCTTTAGCATCCGCAACCCTCACTGTAACGCTATATTTACCACCAACAAGCCCCTTGTTATCTATAAATACTCCTTTACTCCCCAACATTTGAAAAGATGGGCCATCAGCAAACGCCGACCTCACATTTACAAACGGCATGAGAAATACCATAAAACACATTAACGTTTTGAGTACCGTATGCTTTTTTAACATTTAAAAAACCTCACGTTTTTGTATTAAAAAAAGGGCAATATAACGCCCCTCTTTTATTAGCTGTTTTTACCGTTTCGTGACGCCGCCGCCGACTTAATTAACGTAATAATTTTTGGTGTAAATGCAATTGCAATGCCTAATAAGATAAATCCACCTAATAGTCCTACTAAAGACATACTTGATGTTAATAAATCTGCTGGTCCAAACGGTAATTTTACTCCTGAGAAATCTGTTGCCATGATAAAGCCCTCCATTTTTTTGTTTTATATTTCACTAGCTATTCACTAGAGAATGTCAATCATTGTCCTTATAATAATAAATATCTCGGTCTTCATCCTCACCACTAACAGAACCTTTCACT